GTAGTGATGTTTGCAACCAATCTTATCAGCATAGATTCGAAAGGATTCTGCCGACAGGTCACCAGTTACACGATAAAGTTCTGAACGACTACCCTCTTTGTATTGAGGGACGGGAGGACGTTTTTCGGTCTCCTCGTTGGTAATCATGTACTGATATATTAGATTCACTCAGGCAGACCAACCGAATACTGTGTCTTACCGTCCACACGTTGTGCAGTCAAACACTTCTTACGGTTCTCTTCAGGACTCACATATGTCACATGAACCCAACCAGATGATGGGTCACCGTCAGTATAGAACTCAGAGATGATTTGGTCAAACTCTAGGTTGTCCCTAATCCATTGTGCAACAACAAGGTTATCCGCCTTATCACATTCCAAGTCAACTGCTTGGCCCTTACAATGTTGTGACCGTGAAGACCCACCTACAGCTTCGTTCAGTGCAGGGGAACGGTAACCCGAATTGATACGGGTGATACCGAAATGGTCTCTAACGTGTTGAACGACTTGAGTGAACAGGTGTTGTGCCGCTATTAGATGTTCACCTTCAGGTGTGTTGTCGATACCCAATCGAGTCGCAGTCATAGACTTTGTGAACTCTTTGAGTGTGAAGTTTTTACTTAATTTCATCTTACTTCAACCTAGTACGATAGTAATTTGTACACTCGTACATACTATCTGCGATATTGGTTTTAACTTCCTTTTCGCATTTTTCTGTTAGTTGTTTGTTGCTAGCTGAGCCAATAAGTAAAGCGATTAATATGAATGCCCACATGGTACTTCTCCTAAATTTGACAGATGTTATTATCTATCGTTACAGTTCTATTTGATTAGGTTTCTTTCAACCATATCCTTTGTCATTATATAGTCTCTTACGAAGTCCGAACGAACGATGTCAGCCCATCCAAATTCCACAGTTGTAAAATTATTCATCACTTCCATGATATTCATGAAGTGAAGTATTCCGTTCTTGTCCGACTCTTTACTTAGGTCAGACTGATAGTAATCACCACAGAAGATGATACGACTATTCTTACCTACCCTTGTGATGATTGAATCTAGTTCGTGAAAGGTGAGATTCTGCATCTCATCTACCATCACGATACAGTTGTCCAGAGTAGTACCACGTATAAACGATGTTGATACAAACTCAATGACACCTTGTGTTTCCAGAATATCGTATGCCATCTTCTCATTAAAGAGTTCGGTAGCGATAGATTTATAGGGTGCGGTATAGGGTGCGAACTTTTCTTCTACTGAGCCGGGCAGGTAACCCATCTCTCTAGTAGGAACAACACTTCTTACTATAACAAGTTTATTCTGTTCGTAAGACTTATCAAGTACGTCCTGTAGTGCGAGATACATTCCAACAAAGGATTTACCAGTACCCGCAGAACCGCAAAGAACGAGATGGTCTCCTTCCTTGAATGCTTCGTATGCCAGTCTTTGATTTTCGGTGATGGGTTGATATGTTAACAAGTGGTCTATCTTTAGACGTTTCATACTCATGATTTAATATTCACCCCCTCTCTATCACCACCAGCGCCTTTAGCAATTTTACCCATAAGATTCTGAAAATCACCAGATGTCTTACTGAGTACTGAACCCGATTGAGTGATAAGAGCTGGAGCGCCAATCTCTTGTCGCCAGTCTTCACCAAGTTCTACCAATTTTTCTTGTAACGCAACGTAAGAACACATCACGGTCTGTTTGTCTTCGGTCTTTTTGTTTACTATCGTATATAAAGGCATATCACAAATCCTGTATTAATATTTTGGGTTTCATCCATTTCGCTTTCAGTGGAGATACCTGACAGTATGCCATGATAATGACTTCATCACCTTCCATAGCAAGTCTTGCACCAGCACCATTGACACCTATCTCCGCAACATTACCTTCAATTGCATAGGTTGTCCAACGTCCACCTGTATTTAGGTTAACTACATCTACCTGTTCATTAGGAAGGATACCGACTTTACGCATCCAATTACGGTCAATCTTAATCGACCCTTCATAATGTAAATCACACTGAGTAACTGTTGCCCCGTGTATTTTCGATTTTAACATTGTTAATAACATATTTATTGAATTCCAGAATGACGAAGGGAGCATTGCTGCCCCCTACGAGATTTATATCACCTACCTTTTTATGCTAGAGAAAGTTGAGTTTGTTCGTACTCGGCAATAGTTTGATTGAGGAACGTTTTCTTTTTCGATAACTTGTGAGCAAGGTTGTCTCGTCCTTTTTTCTTGAGACGGTGAATGTATTGGTCAAGTTCTCGACTATCGTTTTTCAATCTCTCTATTTGGTTTCTTGGCATATGTGCTCCTTGTTTCTATTACTAGTTGGGGTTAGAAGAACATTACAAAATTAAGATAGAAGTTTGGGGAAGGCCTCCAACACTAATTTCTTAGTCAATCCTTTTACTGGTGACTTCTTTGCCACCATGTCCAGTACTATTAGGGCATCCTCTGCATGGATACTTTCTAACATCTGAATAAATTGGTTTTCGATTTGCATCTTAGATAGTTGTCCCGCTCTCGCACCAACCACGAAATTACCGAATTGTCGATGCAACATCTTTAAAGATGACGGTACGCTTTCTGGTCTATTTGGAGTGTACGGAGGACTACCTTCGGGTAAGACAAATGATAGTCGTTCATCAAAACAACCTCGAATGACATCTTTTACTGCGGGTACTAGATTACCCTGTTCCTGTAAGAAAAGAACTTTGTCTTTCTTGTTTGTTAGTTTAGTGAAATCTTCGAAGATTTCAAATACTTCTTTTTCCATTATTTTTTACTCTCTTATAATATTATATATACGTTATAAATTCTTCACAGACCGTAATGTTGACGAAATTCCGATAACATTGTCTCATATTCACCAAGTAAATATGTCACACTCGCAACCTGTTCTTCGTTTCCAACCTTCGGAAACTCATTAAGTTCTTGTTGACAGGACTCGACTAAAGCTTCGATTCCCTTCTCCCTTTCCCTAATTTGTTCGTAACTAAAACTCATTCTGTATCCTTTATCTATATCATGCGTAAAGTTTGATATCTGTGTAGTGACTTCTGTGGAAGTAGTCGGTCATTGAATCGTCATCGTTGAAGTAGTCTTTTCCTTCCATTGCAGACTTTAACTCGGTCAAGAACGCAACACCTTTCTCACAGTAGTTCTCACAATGCCAGTAAGTGTTAACATCATGTCCCCACTTTGCAGACTCTTCAAGGATTCTTTCAACAGAGAAGTTGTTGTAACCGTTCAACTCTCTCTTTAGTACTTTATTTGGAGTCATCTGAACGTCACAGTAACCTTTCATCAGGTCTTCTGCACCCTTCACTTTAGCAACAAGAGTGCTATGATGACGGATTGCTAAGGATACTTTGTATCCGTATTTCTTACAGACTTTCTTGATTTCGACTGCAAGTTCTTTTTTCTCTTCTTGTGATACGTAGGCCATGATATATTTCTCTCTCAACTCGATTAACTAAGTACTTATTATAACAACAAGGGCAGCGTTTGGCAACACTTTTCTAGTAAAGATTAACATTTAATTCATCAGTCAGAATGACAGAAACTCTTTCTCTATCAAGACTGTCACCGCCACCCCAAGTGACTAAATCAGTCAACCTTGACATATAAGTCATAATTGCAGTCTCGATTTGTTGGACGGTTGCATAGTCAGACTTGGCATAGATACCACCTTGACCGTAAAAACTATTGACATAGTCACCAAATTCTTGAAGTTCTTTAAACATTTTCTTTCCCTTTTCTCATTTTATATACTTATTATAACAACAACAGCAACGTTTGTCAAGCATTATTTTATAATAAATAGACACCGATAGGACTTCTATAGTTCTCGTCCATAGTACGTAGGTCTTGAAGCAACATGGTAAAACCACCTTCGCACCACATACGGTCACCTTCTATCTTGGTAACAGCAAGTTCTTCGGTAGGATGCATCGCACCCCAGTTACAATAAACAACATCACCAACTTCAATCATATTTCTCTCTCAACTCGATTAACTAAGTACTTATTATAACAACAACAGCACCCTTTGTCAAGCATTATTTCAAATAATTTACATTTAATTTAGTAGAGATAACGTCTTGATTGTCATGGAGAATCACTGTCAGTGGAGTAGAGAAGTCCTTTTCTAACTTAGACATGGTCTTAAAGGCCATCTCCATAGCATCAGATTCGGCAGAGTACATAATATCAACATCCAATAACTTAGATATATCTCTCTTCGTGAAGAACTGAGTTGCTATACGATGACCGTATAAGTCGGGTGAGATGATTGCCAAAGGTATGATGACTTTGGATGACATAAAGGATGGTAGTATGTTCCTCTCCCACGCATTGTAGTGGTGGTAGGACATTGTAATACCTACACGTTTGTTTCGGTGAGTTTCAACAAATGGTAGTGAGTGTTCGATAGACTCTTTGTGAGATATGTAAGTGAAGGGGTTAACTTCTTGTTTCCAGAAGTTTTGACTTTGAATAAAAGCTGTGTCAGTTTCATCTACTGACCAAGGGTGTATGTCATCGTACTCGTTGGGTAGGTCTTGAACACGCAAATAATTGCGACACGATATTATTAGTTTATTCCAGTACAAGTCCCAGTTATTGAAGAATTTTTTGTGAAACTCTATACTACTTTCAGTAAAGAATGCGATTCTATTGACGGGTAGTTTTGATTTGTCTTCGGGACTCATGTTGTCGATAAACTCAATCGTCTTATCATCCATGTCCCAAAGTGCTTCAGAATTCTGCCATAGAGGTAATCCCAATTCCAAACACGCAAACATAGATGCAAATTGAAGTGGCCCTGCTTTGGGGATAACAATTGTGGTGACCTCTCCTTTCCGCACCCCACTCTGTAATAACATATGTTTAAATCTGTTTATCAATATAAAGAACTCTTCCTGATTCATGTCATTAATAAACAGGTCTTTATTGATTATGTTGCGGTCTATAATCACGGGAATAACTCCACAATATACTCAGTGAATGCTTTGTGCGCTTGTTCGTCTGGATGACCTTGTTTTTTAAGTGGTCTCGGTTCCTGAAAGTCTCTTAGGGTTTTATCATCACCCTCACTCAATCCAACCTGACACTCAGGTCGAAGTTTTTCTAGTACACTAAAGACCCAGAGTCTCCAATCCTTTACCTGTTGACTAGTTTCCTTCTGTCTCTCAATCCTTGTTAGGTATTTGGCCAGTTCAATTCGAGCATTCCTATGGAATATACCCTGCACCAACTTAATATTCATACTGTCACATAAAGTCTGCATCGCCAACATCAGTGATAATTGATGGGTCATCCCTGTACAAAAAGTAGATAGGTATACGTCAACCGTTCTTCTATCACGTTTAAAGGTCTTGACCTCATTGAATATATGGTGGTTAGAAAATTCTTGAACAATACGTGGTGACATAGAGAGTTCAAGGTCTTGGAATCGATTTTCGTGCCACTGTGTCATAGATATAGAACGAGGAACCTTGAGCATACTTTTTTCGTCTTCTTCAGTGACTTCAAGTAACGTTTCTTTTCGAATGGGGTCTGACCACAATATCACCATGTGTGACGGTACGTCTTTTGTAGTCAAGTAGTCTATCGTGTCTCGAAATATTTTTTGATTGCAGTTACCACACGCAGCAATGTTATCATAATCAATGTCTAGTTTCTCCGCAAGTTGGTGGCCAAATGTATGAGGCCAATGTGTTGTTGGGTTGGTATCGAAACCTTCGAGTTCGTCACCCCATACGAAACTACACCCGTTTAGTAATAACATTTAAATGTCCCCTTAATTGTTCGTAATTGATTTTAGTATCTTGAAAGAATGGAGACATATCAAAATCATCTGGTATGTCTAGGACATTCTCTCTCTTACTAAGTATAACGTATTGACCATCAACTAGTTCCAGTTCATCGTCCATATACCTTGGTTCGTCCCACAGAGGGCATTCCACCTTCATACGTCCATCCTCAAGGGATATTGTGTAAAAGTCGTCACATAGTACTCCCAAAGAATTGGGTACGATTGTACTGTCCGCACCAATGCGGTTTATAAATAATGGGATAGCGGTATCAATACTACCGTAATGTGACTGAAAACAAACATTGTATTCTCTCGCAAGGTCAACAAACTCCTCGTCCAGTACAAATCCACACATATTGATGTTGACCGTTCTCTTGAATGGCCCCGCAAAGGTCTCTAGGAAATTATAGAGTTCTTCTTTGTTGGGTATCATTATATTAGATGGTGGAACCCATTGCAAGTCTTTCAGACCTCGCATCAAATCAACATCTTCATCATGACTCAGGTCGTGACCAATCGCAAATGAACTGTGTGAGTATGCATTCATCAAAGCTGGTAATAGATGAGTCAACATTGCGGATGCGTGATGCAAATTTCTGGAGTGAATAACCTTTGCGTCCTCACCGAACCAAAACACGTCAATGTTACGTTTGGATATATCATAGACTTCTTGGTGTGAAAACGTGATTGGTCTAGATGCGCCAGTTGTTCCTGAAGTGGAACTCACTAAGAATGGGTCTGAGGGCAATACTTCCACCTTATGGAAGTTTGAAGAATAAATTGCGTCTCCCATCACGTCAATACCAAGACCACCATAACGTCCCAACATCTCATCATGGAGACCGTTGTATATGTGTGTAGTGTCTTCTTGGGTACTGTAGATGTAGTAGTCAGAGGGCCCATGCAAGGCAAGCTTGGTGAAAGGTAGTGATTCTTTGGTCGCAGGACTATCTAAGATAAAGATTCTCAGTCCTAACTCAGCACACGCAAAGATAGAAGCGATATGATTAATGTCAACTACGATAATAGCGATTGTGACTAGGTCGCCCTTATTGACACCAACATTACTCAACAGACTCTTTACTCGGTCTATCGCTAGGTCTATCTCTTCCCTACCATGGTCATCATAGATGATGCCTAGAGACCCACCAATTATATCACGATTTAATATGTTTTGCATGGATTTTACAACCTATAAATTCATTATAATATTCGTCACTCAATAGAACATCATATTGGAACTGTAGTTTAGCTTCATAGTACGAACAGTCACCTTTGGTGCGGCATAGTCTGAGAACTTCTCTCCTGAAGTCCTGGCCCCCTTCAACAAGGGTTTTTACCCTTTCCGATGAACCATAGTACTTACGCCAGTCCGATTGGACTCGTGTTCGTTTACGTCTTTTTCTTGTTTTAGTAACAGGGAGTATCTTGGGTTTCCAGAAGAACTTCTTACCAATATACTTTTTACCAGTGCTTAACTCAGTCAAGCAGTAAACGAATCCTTGGTATTCCTCCAAGAACTCGTCTTCTGGTTCAAACTCTTTATCTTCATATATCCACATAAGGGTATATATGTGTTTCCTATATCGTTACCCCACACATAGGACAGTACGATGGTTCCTCTTCACTATTCACCACAAGTACCTCTGTCTGCGTTTCACACACACAACATTCCAATTCGTATGTTTCGGGTTCCATGTCAATCATACGTAACTGGCGACATCAGTTTCAGGAACAACAGCGTCCCAGCCCCAATCACCTTCCATACCATTTACCGAATACTCGGTGACTCTCTTCTCAAAGAAGTTGTCGTGTGACGCACCATTCAGTACCCAGTCCAACCACGGTAGTGGATTGTCCTTTACACCGAACTTAGGTTTCATACCCAGTTGCAACAGTCTACGGTCTGCAATGTGACGAATGTATTGTTTAACATCACTCTCTGATAGACCTTCCATCTCACCAGACTGGTAAGCAAGGTGAATGAATCGTTCTTCTAACTTAACAGCATTCTTTGCCATCTCGTAAATCTTAGACTTCAACTCATCGTTAACGATACGTGGATGTTCTTCACAGAACTCACGGTACAACTTTGCGTTACCCTGTACGTGCATTGTCTCGTCACGTATAGACCACTCAACAATAGTACCCATACCTTTCATCTTACCGAAACGTTGGAAGTTTAACAACATAACAAATGATGCGAACAGAGACATACCTTCGTTGAATACAGACTGTGCGAGTACTAGTGCCAGTCCTGTTTGGGTATTGATGTCACCCTCTTTCATGAAGTCAATCTTATCTGCCATCTCCTTGTATTCCATAAAGGCAGAGTGTTCTTCGTCTGGCAGACCAAGGGTATCATTCAGTAAGGCATATGCACGTTGGTGTACACCTTCACGGTTTGCGAACGAAGATAACATATTGCGTATCTCGTTGTTCTTAAACTTGGGAATCATTAACTCGTGGTAGTTCTCACCAACCTGTACGTCAGACTGCGTAAACAGACGTAATACTTGCGTAATGAATTCCTTTTCCTGCGTAGAAAGTTTAAGTTTCCAGTCTTGAATGTCTTCGGATAAATCAGCTTCATCCTCTGTCCAGTGAATCTCTTCGTGTTTCTTTGTTAGTTCCACCGCCCATGGGTAGAGGAAAGGTTTGTATGTTTTGCTAAATTCTAATAATGCCATTGGTTATCCCTCACACGCACGACATTCATCGTCTGCGTCTGTTTTTGTTGGTTTGTTTAAATATATCATTAAGTTTTCATACCCACCTACATACTCACCTTCAATGTAAATTTGGGGGACGGTCTTAACATCTCGTCCTGTTACTTCTTTGGCAGTCTTACCAATTTCTTTGAGGTCAATCTTATCGTAAGGAATTCCTCTCAACTTCAGTTCTTCCATTGCCATCGAACAGAAAGGACAGTCTTTCTTGGAGTATACTATACTACGCATATCACCAGCAAGTGCCACACGTTCTACCTTTTCAGATACATTCTCTGCACGTTGTTTTGCTTCTGTGCGTAGATAGTACAATCCTTTCAGTCCTTCCTTCCACGCTTTGATGTGTACCTTATTTACATATGCCTTGTCCGCACCAGACGGGAAGAACAAGTTAACTGATTGACCCTGACAGATAAACGGTTGTCTCTCTGCCGCATGGGTAACAACCCAGTTCATGTCCAACTCTGCGGCAGTCCTAAAGATTGCCTTCTCACCTTCTGTGAAGAATGGTAGATGTTGTACCGAACCTTTGTTAGTGATAATTGATGTCCAGTTGGACTCGTTGTTCTGACCCTTATCGGTAAGTAACTGGTCAAGGTATTTATTCTTTACAAGGAATGAACCCGCACGTGTTCTGTGGGTGTACGCATTCGCCTTCAGTGGTTCTATAGAGGGAGAGGTTGACAGGATAACACCACTTGAAGCATTTGGAGCGATTGCAAGAAGGTGAGAATTGCGTCTACCACTCCCTTCTCCGTCTGGATACTCTCCACGTTCGGTTGCGAGTAGTTTAGTTTCTTTGATAGCTTCGTCTTGAATATGACGGAACACAACTTTGTTGATGTCTCGTGCTGCTTCTGATTCCCATGCCACTCCATGTTTCTGTAATAGGGAGTGGAATCCCATTGCACCAAGTCCGATACTACGTTCACGGGAGGCACTAAACCTCGCACGTTCGATTGTGTCGGGTGCATTGTCAATGAAGTACTGCAAGACGTTATCCAACATACGGATAATGTCACGAACAATACTGGTATCTTTCCAGTCATCGTAGTATTCCAGATTTAGAGAAGACAGACAACAAACGGCAGTGCGTTGTGCATCTGTGGGTAAATGAATCTCGTTGCATAGATTAGAGCCATGTATTTTCAATCCTTTATCTTTTAGTGGTTGTGGTAACGATGCGTTTGCGGTGTCAATGAAGTTCATGTACGGTTCACCAGTACGGAATCGTGTCTCTAGGATACGTTCCCATAACTTACGTGCATTGACAGATTCTTTGACAGAACCGTCCTTGGGGTCACGTAGGTCGAACGTGTTACCACTAGTAACCGCTTCCATGAACTCATCAGTAATATTGATAGCATTGTGTAGGTTCAATGCTTTACGTTGTACGTCACCCGTAGGTACACGCATATTTAGGAATTCGATGATGTCTGGATGACTCACATCCATGTATGCCGCATAGGAACCCTTGCGAGTCTTACCTTGACGGTACGCAATCATATCTGCGTCAACAGTATGAAGGAACGGCATTGGGCCAGGCGCAATATCAGATACAGTTCTTACATCAGACCAATGACCACCTACACCACCACCCATGACGGATAACCATCTTAACTCGGATGAGTGTCCAATCAGACCTTCTAGTGTGTCGGGTACATAGGTAAGGAAACAACTGATAGGCATACCTTTGCCTTTCTTTGTTCCGTTGGGTGCGTTCGATAGTACAGGTGATGCGAACATGAACCATTTATTAGAGACGTAATTGTATAGACGTTGAGCTAACTCATCGTCCATTTCATCTCGGTACTTACTCCATGCTTGTGATGCTCTTGCAAACCCCTCTTGAGGACTCTTTTCATTATCATTTAAATAAAAATCTTTTAACATCCCGATTGCGTATTCTTCTAGTAGGGAGTCTTTCTTCTTGTCAATTTTGAGGGGCATTTGCGCTTTCCATAAGTATAGTTATTCTGGGGGGTAGTATTATATATACCCCCAAGATTTTTCAGATTAGATTAGATTATACCCTAGTTAGGGTAATAAGTCAAGGTTTATTTTCGTGCTTTATCTATTGCACGAGAACCAAACCAAAATGAGATGATAGCGGCAAAGATTGCCTTGGTGTCACCGTCCCATAATAGACCTAGAGAATCTGCGAGTGGGAGTCCACTATTCAGGGCTTCTCTTAAAAGGGTAATCTCAATTGCACAAAACAGTCCGAAGAAACAGTATGTGATTACAGGACGTACAGACTTCTGTAGACCCGCAATAATACCAGTACCTTGGTTGATTGATATGTCGTGTTGAATCAGACGGTCATGTTCTTTATCGTCTGCTTGAATTTCATAGGTACGAACTTCATGGTCAAACCCTGCTGCTCGCAGTTCTGCCATCTTACCCATTTTCTCTAGTTCAAACTTGTTGTTTGCTTTTGCTTTAAAATGGTCTGTGATTGCGGGTACTACCGAACCACCAAAACCAAGTACACTACCTAATAATCCACTTAACATAATTTACTTCCTATGCGTTACACCCTTGTGTTCTTTACGATTAGCCATGAACCGTTTTACAACATCGGGTTTCTTCTTCTTCTTCTTTAGATGAACAGGTGGTTCGCCTGTAAGACCGGCCACTGAACCAACACTAGTCATCTCCTCATAAAACTTATTGAAATTTCTCATCGAGTAATCTCCCCAGTTGTGAAATACACCCATTGATTAGAGTTCATGTGTATTCCTTTGTAGATGTCCAGACCCATTACTTCCATAATAGGTGATTGGTGTCCCATACAAACACGTATCTTATCATCTTTTTTAACAAGCTCTTCGCATTGTATTGTATTCCCAGCGGAGTTTGCGGTGACTGTATCGTGTTTTATTCGATAGATGCCATGAGACAGTTCTTTGTTCTCAATCATAAACCATTGGGAGTCTTCTGCGAGACAGTCTAGTATATCAATACCACTCGCTTCATGAATCTTCTGTAGGTTCTTGTCAGATAGTTCACCGTGTTCTTTAATGAGTGCGAGTGCGGCACCATACCTTGCGATAACAGATGAACCGCCTGGCGCTTTGGCCATTATCTTCTTGAGGTTGAATACAAGTCGGTGGAAAGGTGTATAATGTGAACGATACGCATCACGGTCATCAGTACTATTCGTATTGAATTCCTTCTTACGTTTACCGTTTATATCAATAATACCTTTCTTGAATGCGTCAGTGTTCTCAATCGGAGTGACTAACAGTTTCAAGAACCGAATCGTGTATACTAAGTCTGCTGCTGTTTTTAATATTCCCATAACTTTATTTATATGTTTTGTTCCATACAAAGCGGTACTGTTGCACGAAATATAGTAGAAAATAAACCACCATAATCTGCATACAAGGCATCTTTATGTGGTGTCGTAAATTTGTGGTCGAACTTCTCAAGCAACTTTCTCTGTATAGGAGAGTCCATTGCATTATCCTCTAAGAATTTTGTCTTTGTCTTAAAGACCTCATGATATATCCTTCTATCATTATATAGAGATGCCGTAAGTACATCGTTGTTACAACTGATTGCACGTGTGTAGAACTTAGGTGTTAACAGTTTCAACATATCATATTCCATTATAACATGGTCACGGTGTTCTGTCAACCAAGTCTTTATAAATTCTTCAACATAATCATCAGTAACTTTAGTTGTGCCTAGTGTATACGTTGCACCATATTGATGTTTCTTATTCTCAATATCACTTATGAGTTTGTTTCGAATGTACCAATTACTCTCACTATAGTATTTGAGACTCAACATATGAAGGTGTGGTATTAAGTCCCTAAAGAACATCTCATCACCATTCACACCATACATGACTATATCGGGGTTGGCCTTCTCTACTTGCACCATGGTTGGTAAGATTGTACACCAACGTGTGGACGAATCATTTAGATGGTTTAATGTATAATCTTCAAATTTATCTGAATTATAGGTGGAGTGATTGGTATCAGCGAACTGTTCAGCTGCAAGTTTCATATACTCCAGACCATCTGAGCCTGCATCACATGGATGAATGTTGTAGAGGTATTGGGGGTCATCTTTAAAGTACTGAGACTGAACAGCGGAATCAATACCTTCACTCAGTGATATGAATCTTTTCTTGTACTTGTCCTTAATCACTTGTGCGTGTTGTGACATACATTGGTGTATGTACTCGGTGAGTTCTTCAACGTCCCACACTTCCTGTTCCAGTGCATCCTTACAATCCTGTACGTAATTGTATACGGGTAGGAATGATTCGATGTGACCAAAAAAGGTTCTACACTCTATCGGAGATATCTCACGTTGATTGAGGTCATACGAAAGCTGTTTTAACGCTAAGTCCTCCTGTTGTATTGTCATGTATTGGAGATGATTGGTTATCTCTATACCATACTTCTCAGCAACAAAGACCTTATGGTTATTAAAGTAATCAACAGATATCTCATAGTTATTTGATGTGAGTTTCACCGCAAAGAAGTTTCCGTTCGCTTCGTGGAAACTGAAATCTCGGGCAGTCTCTTCTATGTCACCTTCAATGAGGTAACCACAATACAACACAACGAAGTCATCACCGATATAACATTCTACCTCATTATCAAATGAGTAATGCCATTTACCAAAATGACCTGTTGGTCTCGTCTTTTTAAACTTGTATTCGTCATCACATATAAAGAACTTCATATTTTAAATTCTCGAATCACCAGATTGCCTTGTTTCGTAATAAGTATAACTGGTCTAATTCTACCAACACTTACTTCAACCTCACCAATCAACTCATCCAAGTTCTTCTTGTTGTTAAGGTATTGAATCTCTGGCGGTAGTGTTTTATCTGTAGATACGCAATAGACATCTTTTTTATCTTGACTCTCGTATATCACAAATCCAAATTCGTTGGGTTTATACTTATCAATCAATTCTTCGGTTATATAATAACAGTTAAATTCATCACAGATTCTAGGTTTGTTATTCCAAATAGTACACTTATTATCACACAACTTATTACAGTCTTCCCAGACATCATAGACAACACCATACTTCTCGGCTTCTTTATATCTGTCAAATTCAGCCCACTCTCCAGTAAACCCCATAACCTCACAACATACATTGCAATCGCCACACGTATTAACACTCAAGTAAATGCTCTCCGTTAATACAGGACACATTAATTTGTTTGACAGGAACCGACCACATCTCTTCTGCTGTTTTTTTCATAACAAGAATGTTTTCTATATTTTCTTCACCGAATTTACGGGCATCGATATTGTATTTTTTAGATTCGTTGGGAACAATATTCAGAAACAAACCATGTTCGTCCCTTCTTAAATCTGTAACAAACCCAACTTTCTCAGGAAGATACTCTTCGGGTAGGTCAGACTCTACATAAAGACATTCGAAATCCGAACAGGTCTTAGGCCGATTATCATATATCGTGCATCGATTGTTATCACAGAGTTTATTACATCTGTCCCATTCGTATTGAATGTCCAACTCAATCAGTCTTATCTGATTGTTGTCTATCCAACCAAAGGATTTACAACAGGAATGACAATCACCGCATCGGTCAATTTGTTGTTGCACCTATATACTCCTTAATGCTTCGACAACCACCTTGTCCATTTCTATATTGGTGTATTCTGTGTTCTGTATTGCTTTCAGGAATATGAGGAATGGTTTTAGAACACCCCAGTGTTCAAGTTCAATTTTAAGTTCAAGGATGTTTAATCCAGCCTCAAAACC